AAACGATGTCGTACTTCTATCAGGGCCTTGACTGGGGCTGGTTCCCTGACCCGTTCCAATGGGTTCGTTGCTCGTTTGACGCGAAGAAGCGCATCCTGTACATCATCGATGAGTTCAGAGCGAACAAGCTCGGTAACTATGCCACGTTCTCAGCCCTGAAAGATAAGCTCAGTCCGAATGAATCCCTGTATGCTGACAGCGCTGAACCGAAGTCAATCGGTGACTGGCGTGAGTACGGGGCGTACTGGATTCGATCTGTTGTGAAAGGTCCCGGCAGCATCGATTATACGATGAAATGGCTTGCGGCTTTGAACCAGATCGTAATTGATTCGCACTGTATATTCAGCGCGAAGGAGTTCCTCTCGTATGAGTACGAAAGAAACAAGGATGGTCAATTCGTGCATGGCTATCCTGATGCAGACAACCATTGCATCGACGCAGTACGATATGCCATGTACCCTGCATGGAGACGGAAGGGCGAATAACGATCACTTGTATCGAATCGGAAAGGCAACCGCGATATATAGTGTTACAAATTCGCCTATACAATCGATTTTCAGGATGGCTACACCTATAATCCCCCACTCATGTTTTCAAAAATGGCTCAAATCGAAGAAAAACAAAGAAGGTGATCTCTGATGGCTGAGTTCAAGCTGCTTACGCCGCAGCAGGTATGGGACAAACTGGTCGTGTATAAGTTCAACTACTATGACGCTATGGCAGCTATGTACTCTGGCGACCACGAGGAACTTCGCAGAACAGCCAAGAATGGCACGTTCTGGAATCGAAACAGCAATAAATGTAGGGTGCATGTCCCCATCGCTGCTGATATTGCTGCAACGAGCGCGAATTTGTTGTTCTCTCAGGAGCCTACGTACACGATATTCCATGAAGGTAAAGAAGAGGTTGATGGCTCTCAGCAGAAGCGCCTTGAAGAACTTCTGATGAAGAACAACATTGCCAGCAAGCTCAATGAAGCTGCTGAATCGTGTGCTGCCCTTGGTGACATCTACATGAAGCTCAGGTGGAATGAAAGGACTGATTATCCGATCATCGACATCGTTCAGCCTGACCAAGCATGGCCTGAGTACATCCTTGGTGAGTTGAGAGCAGTCCATTTCTTCACGGAGATCGTCGTTGATGTAGAAAAAGACTTCTACGTCCGAGTGTATGAATGCTACACCAGAGGCGAAATCCAGATGGCCTTATTCCAAGGTACGCATGACATGCTCGGCAGGAAGATGAGCGAATCAAAGCTCCAAGAGCTTGGATACTCAAGCAAGATCAAGTCGCCCATTGATGAAATGCTGGCAGTCCATATTGCGAACATCCGTCCGAATAGACTGTTCCGATCTGCTATGCACGGACGGAGCGATCTCGATAGTTTGCGTGACCTGTGTGATTCTCTCGATGAAGCCTTCAGTTCATGGATGCGCGACATCCGTCTTGCGAAGGCAAAGCTGATTGTCCCGGCTGAGTACCTTCGGAAGAAGAAGAATCAGTTCATGGATGATATGGATTCCTCGCTCGCGTCCAGCGGCATCTTCGAGTTTGACGCGGATGTTGAAACCTATGTCGCTATGGACATCAATACCGATACGGCAGGCGGCAATGGCATCACTGCTTCGCAGTTTGAGATTCGAGCCTCTGAACATGCGAAGACATGCTCAGACATCATCCTGAACATCTTGCAGATCGCTGGATATAGCCCCCAGTCGTTCGGCCTCAACGTCGAGGGCGGGGCGAGTGGTACTGCCCTGAACATCCGTGAACGCAAGTCTGCTGTCACGAAGAACAAGAAGCTGACCTACTGGCAGCAGCCTCTTGAGCACATCTTCACGGCGATGGTTCGTCTGGACTATGCCAAGAATCCCAATGCAGGTAGTGATGGTAAGGATGAAGTATCCGTATCGTTCGCTGACTCGATGGGTGCGGACGCTTCGACTATCGCTGGAACCATCGAAATGATGACTCGTGCTCAGGCTGTGTCCGTGATCACGAAAGTTCGTACTCTCCATCCTGACTGGTCTGAGCAGCAGGTTGGTGAGGAAGTTGACCTCATCAAGAAAGAGTACATGCTCGAAGAACCGAATATGCTTAACGGTGATTTCGAAAACCCTGTCAATGATGAAGAAGCCAGCGATGAAACTGGCGAAAAGAATAAAGGCGGTGACGAGGTGAATGAATAATGCCTATTGCTGTCTCAGGATTAGAGCACCTTGCAGGTGAAATGCTTGCAGTCTACGAGCAAGCAGAAGTGACAATGCTTCACAAGATGTCTGGACATCTCGGTAGAGACACGTCCAGCACACAATGGGAGTCGCGTAAATACGCGGAAGCAGTAAAGGTAAGCAAGGAGCTACGCTCCGTCATGGAAGATTTGAAGTCTGGCAGACAGTCAATGTCAGAGGATTTCATCAAGACTGCATGGGACGAAAGCTCGAAAGCCTTTGTTGGTGAAGCTCGTCAGTTCACTGATGCACTTGGGATTACTGCCTTGTCTTCAAGCTCGCCCAAAGTGGCTGCAATCCTGTCCGAACTCGATACGAAGTTGAACGCCGCTGATCGTGTCATATTGCGTCGATGCAACGATGCTTATGCTGACATCATCGGGCGTGTTACCGCCAAGGTAGCCGCAGGTACAATTTCGTATAGACAGGCCGTTAAGGAAGAACTGCAAGAGTTTGCCGATCGAGGCATCTCTGGCTTTGTTGACAAGAACGGTCGCGGATGGGATATGGCAACATACGCAGAGATGGCTACCCTGACTGCCATAGAACGAGCCACGCTCGAAGGGTACGTTGATACCATGCAAGAGTATGGCTATGATCTGGCGATCATCTCAAGCCACGCAGGTGCATGTCCGCTATGCGTCTCATGGGAGGACGTAATCATTTCCGTCAGTGGAGACAACCCTGAGTACCCGTCGCTCGCGGATGCCGAATCTGATGGATGTTTTCATCCTCGCTGCCTGCACCATATCTCGACGTACTATGAAGGCATCACAAAGGGTGGCAGAAATCGCCCAAGAGAAGTTGAACCGCCCTCGAATGCTTACTCGTCAAGACAGACACAACGCATGTACGAACGAAAGATACGTCAGTGGAAACGGCGTATGGCTGTTGCCACAGACCCTCAAAGCGAACGTGAAGCCTATGCTCGCGTTCGTATGTATCAGCAGAAGATTCGTACACTGATTAAGGACTATGATGAGCCTGGTGATATGCTTATGCGCAAATACTGGCGTGAAGGTGGAAGACAATACCTCACGCCGCAAGCAAAGCGTCTCAGGCCAGTCGTACTCACACGATAGTCAAAGGACAAAGGAGGTAATCGATATGTCCAAGTTTGGTATTGAAGCGCCTTGGTACGCCTTCCAGAAGAAGGTCAAGGCTCTGTTTGAAAAGGACCCTGAGATCGTCGTCGGCGAGGTCTACAAGGTCGAGAATGAAGAGGGCATGTATGCCTTCGACATCGAAGTGATGAATCATCAGAAGTTCATCGCTCTGGACCGCCTGCTTCCCGGCGTCAAGATGTTCGGAAATGTCGGCCTCAGCATCGTCCTCTACGATGAAGAGAACAGCTCTGATGTCGATCTGGTCGAGCTGTACGAGACTGTCTTCAAAGGCAATCCCATCGTGAAAGCTGTCCAGTCCCGACCTGACGTTACCGGCACCAAGTGGAACTATGTCCAGTTCGTCCCGGAAGTCGTCCAGTTTTTTGATGATAATCTGGCTGACTTCAATGGCAACTGGACTGGCCTCGCTGAAGACATCGCCCGTGAGGTTTTCGCTGGGAACTCTCGTGGCGTGAACTTCTGCACCGCTCCCAAGGAAGGCGTCGAAAAGCCGCTTGGCGAGTGGCCTTGACAATTCAACGGAGGTGAAGACCTATGGCTACTGCGAAGAAAAATGAAGCTGTCAAGGTTGAAGCCAATTCCGTGGAGACTGGCAGTAATGTTCAAGACGCTGTGATCATCTCCGTCAATGACGCTGAGAAGATTTATGATCTGTTCTTCAACGTCGAGTCTGCGGATGCTCATTTCCATACGTGCCAGTCCGTCAACTTCAGGCAGCATGTTCAGTCTGTCTACAAGGCTCCGAACATCAGCAAGGCGTTCGAGGCTTTGAAGACCGCCATCAACAAAGCGAAGGGAGAGTAACTGCCATGAGTTTGACTCCGCAAGACGAAAGCAAGTCCTTCCGCATCATTTCGAAGAACGAGAACAATGAGGATGTATTCGCCGCCAACGCGACGTACAACCGCAGGAACATCAGCGTGAACTTCGAAATGCTGAACCCGACGTATTGCAGCGAACACGTCGATGATGTGTCTGGTGCAATCACGACGTTCCTCACCCGCCTCAACGAGGCTCTGTTGGAGGACAACTTTCCCATCATCAACGCCTGACAAGAAGCTCTCAGGTGGCTTTAACACGCTTTAAGCAACAAGATAGAAGCATCATCTCAATTTCATTTGGGATGATGTTTTTATATTGCCTGTCCGTGTGGCTAACACGGAACTGCCAAGCAGGTGAGAGCCTGCATAAAAACTCTAAGCAGGAGGAATGTACCCATGCCGAATACTTTCGATTTTTTGCAGCCCGTCCTCGGTGATGAGCTTTTTGCTCAGTTCAGCGAGAAGATGAGTGAAGCAAAGGGCATTACGCTCGTGAACACCGCTGATGGCAGCTTTGTTCCGAAGCAGAAGCTCGAAGATGAACGCACCGTATCCAAGGGATACAAGACCCAGATCGATGAACTCAATGGCAAGCTCACCCAGCTTCAGGCAGTCGCTGACGGCTCCGAAGCTCTGAAGAGCCAGATCACTCAGCTTCAGAATGATATCCAAGCCAAAGACAATGCAATGAAGCAGCAGCGTCTTGAGTTCAAGGTCAAGGATGCCATTCGTGACAAGAAGGCCAAGAATCCCGATGTCGTCATGAAGATGATCGACCTCACGAAGATCAGCGAGAATGACGGCCAGTTCTTCGGCCTGAACGAACAGCTCGACAGCCTGAAGAAGACTGATGCCTATCTGTTCGAGAGCGAAGGCGACCCCAACGGTGGCGTTGACCCTCATCAAGACCCTGACGGGGATAAGCCCGGTTCCAACTACTCGGTGAACGAAATGATTCGCCGCGCGGCGGGCCGATGATATATCGGTCGTATGTTCCCGGCAGAAATGCTGGTTACATAGCCGCACTACAAGTGCAGATCGGTTCCCTCCATTTCCGGTCGGCCCCTGCCAAGCTGCACTTCTTCGAGCTGCACAGCGAGTTTCTTCTCAGTGCGGTTACGGTGACATAAGGGGCCTATTTCCCATGAATTTCAATGAAA